AAGACCTTCTCGGGGTTGTCCACGGCCTTGATGAGAAGGTCCTGTGTGAAGTCGTCCGGCGAGCAGTACTCGCTGTCGATCAGCAAATATCCTTCGCCACCCGCCGCCGCGTACCAGAGCGCGGTCTGGTACGCCGAAGCACCGTCGCACTTCTGCTCGAGGTGCCGGATGAGGCCCTCATAGACCTCGGCGAGGTCGACGTCGGTACCTGAGACCGGGATGACGTGGATGGACGGGTTGGCGGCCCGTGCCTCAGCGGTGATCTGCCGCAGGAACGGACCCAGGAGGTTCATCGTCAGCTTGAAGTCGTCCTGGTTGGCCTGGTCAAGCCACTGCTTGCCGGCGACAAACAGCAGGTCCTCTCTCGCCTCGGACCTCTGCCGTGAGTAGGCGTCCTGCGCCTGGTCGAACCGCTTGAGCGCGGTGGTGATGACGTCGTCGTTGGTGTGGGCCATAGGTAGGCTCCCCCTCAAGTTGTCGGTTATTTAGGGGTCACCAGCGGGCGCCGACGTTGGGCAGGCTGTTCAGCACCGTCGGCTTCAGCCCCTCCAGCTCGTTCTTCGCCCGGTCTCGACCGGACAGCCAGAGGTACCGCAGGCAGTCCATCAGGTGGTCGTTCTCCTTCACGATCCGGCCCTTCTCGTCGCGCACGTAGGACCGGTACTCCCGGAGGAACGAGGTCAAGTTGGAGAAGACCTTGACGCGGCCGGCGAGGAACGCCTCCCAGATCTCGAAGAGGGCGCTCTCGACGGCGTTGGCGCTCTTCTCGATGTCGAGCCCCAGGTTCTTGTAGGTCTCCATCAGGCGAATGCCGTCGTCCTGTGACCTACCCCGAGCCGCCGGGTCGATGACGCCTGGTATCCACTCCCCGCGAGCACGAAGGCCCTCGGCGTGGATGGCGGGTACCTGCTCAGAGATGTAGTGCTCGGAGTAGAGGTAGAGGACCCCGCTCTCTGGGTCCGTCGCACCCCATAGAGCCGCCGTCCGCCTCCAGCCCACGTCAAGGGCGAAGCTCCGCTTCCAGTGGCGGGGCAGGCTGAAGGGATCGACGACGATGTCCGACTCGGGTACCGGGTAGATGGCGCCCGCTCCAAGCGCCGGCACGCCCTTCGTGCGGGCGTCGCGCTGGAACGGCGGGATCGAGGAGAGCAGCTCCTTCTTGTCCTTCTCAGACAGGTGAGGGGCGTCGTCCCAGCTGCAGGTGGTGACGTGCTTGCTCTCACCGATGGTCCCCTCCTCGAAGAGGCCGTCCCGCGAGAAGGAAAGGACGACCTTCGACGCGCCCTTGAGCGGGGTGAAGGTCAGCATGAGGACGTTGCCGCCCGTCATCGTGCGCAGCAGGCACTCCGAGTACACGTCCTCAGGCGGCTCCTCGTCGCACCAGATGGAGCGCTCGGTGCCCTCGAAGGCCTGCCTACCTTGGTCGTACGACTTGAACTCGACGAGGCTCCAGCCACCGGTGACGTGCCTCACTCGAAAGGACGCAACGGGCGTCGCCGCCTTCTTCGCGTCGACAAGGGACCCGTGGTCGAGGTCCGCCTCAGGAATGAGGCCCGTCCCGAAGGCGCCGATAGGCCCGAGGAGCAGCGGCTGCAGGATCTGGCGGACCGTCTCGCTCGACTTGCCACCCACCCACCAGGCGGAGGCGCCGTCAAACCTCTTTCCCACCCAGCCCGCCGGGTACCGACCCGTCAGGTGGTACGTGAGCTCGGTACCCGCGGCCGTCGTCTTGCCGACCCGGTTGGCGGCGCGAAACAGCCGCTGCCGGTGCTCCGCTCCCGCGTCGAAGAAGGCCCACTGCTTCGGGTACAGCGCCCGCGAGTCAGGCTCGGTGAAGTACCGGTGGTAGGCGCCCCCGTGGGTCTTCCGGTGGTCCAGCTCGTCGAGCAGCTCCTGGAGGTCGTAGTCGGTCATGCGACCTCTGCCACTTCACCAAGGACGCGACGGAGGAAGTCAGCCTTACGCTCAACCTTCTTGAGCTCCTCTTGAACCTTCTTCAAGGTGAGCGGTCGCTGGTAGCCCTGCTTCCGTGACTCATGCGTCTTCATGAGCGCGATGCGGGGGCTTAGAAGCTCTCCCCGCTCGTAGAACTTGGTCGCCCATTCAGCTTCAGCCTCAAGAAGCTCAGGTGCGAACTTCGGTGTGGCGTCAGGTAGGAACTCCAGGACCTCGAACTGAACCTCTTCAAGGCCAGCGCTAAAGATGGTCCTGATGCCTTGCGTGGCTGAACCCTGTTGGTAGTCCCTCCAGTGCTCGTGCGCCCGCTTCTGAAGGTGCTGGGTGGAGCCAATGTAGGAACCCCTCACCAAGGGCGACCAGATGCGATAGATGCCGGCGTTTGTCGCAAGGCCCTCAAGAACTGGAACAACGAGCCCACGCTGTGTGATACGAGTCTTCATGGTGACCTCCTGAAGGTATTTACAGGACTGGTCATTCATCTCGTCATTCACGAGGCAGGTTGATGGGCGGACCTCAGCTTGCAGGTCCCGCACTCACCGCAGGGGCTCCCTCGGACCGGCGTGAGGCACGACCAGGTGAGAGCAAGGAGCTCGGGACCCAGGTAGCGCATGTGCTCCGCCTTGTGCCAGTGCATGGACTCGTGGTAGGGCGAGAGGTCCTCCCAGGTCTTCTGCTTCCAGTCGATGAGGTCGACGCCCGCGTAGTGGTTCTTGTCGTGCTGCATGTAGCCAAGCACGAGGTCGGCGATGCGTCGCCCGAACCTCGCTCGGTTGGTCGCCTCGGTCATGGCCGGGCCGGCGTAGCCCGCTTCGTCCTTCCAGTCCTCCAGGCAGAGGCCCTTCATGAACTGGGTCTCACCGAGGTGGCGCAGCAGGGCAGGTAGCACGACGACCTGGACCTCGCTGTCGCGCACGTCGAAGGGAAACGAGATGTCGACCCGGTGCAGGGTGAAGGGCCTGATCTGTTGAAGCCGAGGCTCCAGCTTGCAGACGGCGCCCCACTCCAGGTGCACCCTACCCGCGGACGTGGGGCAGCTCACGTGGACGGCGTTGACCTTCTCGTCGGTCTCCGTGAGCAGCTGCTTGAGGAGGGACGTCGACTCGACCCCACCGCTCCACATCAGCAGCATCAGAGCTTCGCCGCGGCGTCCTTGATGGCGGCCTTCAGCTCGTCGTCGGTCAGCCGGCGCAGGCGCTCCTTCTCGGCCTCGGGCACCCACTCGTCCTTCTTGTCGAGGGCGTTCTTCATGACCTGAAGGGCCTTCAGCTTCGTGGTCCGAATGGACGACCGCTCGATGGGGTCCTCACCCGCCGCCACGTCCTCGGTGGCCAGGGCGTACAGGCCCTGCTCGACGGTCAGGCGGTAGAGGGCGTGGCCGGTGATCGCGGCGCCGTTCAGGACCTCGCTGTTCTTGAAGTCCCGGTAGGTCAGGTCGACGAGGGTCGCGATGTTCCGAATGGGCAGGCTGCGCTTGGCGAGCTCAAGGACGACGGGGAGCCACGGCTCCAGGTCCTCGGTGACGGGCGCCTCGGGCAGCTCCAGCCCGAGCAGGGTCTGGATCGACGCGCTCTTCAGCTGCTCCTCGAACGTGCGGCGGGTGAGCCGCTTGCGGGACTGGTGGTCGTGGAGGTCGAGGGTGGCGGAGTTGAGGTGCATAGATGGGCTCCTTGAGGTAGCGAGGTCTATTTAGGGGGCACGCTTGAGCGGGCCGTGAGGTCGGTGACGAGCTCGACCACCCGCTCCGCCTTCCGCAGGTCGCCGCACTCGGTCAGCCCGTAGCGGACCTGGTCGCCGTAGACGTGCCAGAGGCAGAGGTACGGCAGCTGGTCCCGCCACACCTCGTCGAGCCGCTCAAGGAGGGCCCTCGCCTCAAGGGGCGGTTGATCGAGCAGGTGGCCCCGCAGGGCGTCCTTGAAGCGGACCTTCGAGGTGTAGACCCGGTACGTGGCCTGCTCGGTGGAGACGACGACGTGGAGCTTGAAGAGGAGCATTACTTCAAGGGCGGCAGCGGCGGCAGGCCCAGCTTCTTCCGCAGCCGGTTGATCAGCTTCCGCAGGGTGGCGGGGGTGTGGGATTGGTCGGGCACAGGGCCTCCCTTGGGGTGGGTGACCTGGCGACGGTGTAAGGACCAGGTCGGTGGCAGGTTCCGTCGTTGCCCCCTGGAGAAGAGCGCAGGGATTTCTGGCGTGGCCGTCCAACCTGCCGAGCGCGTCCGACACGGGCTGCTCGTGAACTCGGCCACCTGCCAGGGCGACAGAACTTAGGACGGCTCGGTATTTAGGGGCCAGGCTGGAGGTCAACCGTGAGGCCCAGGGACACCCGGACCCGGTCGATGTAGGTCCATATGTCCGAGGGCCCGAGGTCACCCGGCAGGCCAGCGGTCAATGTTCAGATCAACGATGACGACGAAGGTCGACCCAGGGCCGCACGGTATCGAGGGGTAACGGGTCAGGTACGCCGGGGTAAAGATGGTGGTGGGCACCCCAGGCACCCGGGGGCC